GAGTTACACAAATGTCAAATCGTTGGCCTATTAAAGATAAAGATGAAACGCTAGATTATAGTGTAGATTGGTCACGCTTCCTTGGCACTAGAACAATTAGTTCTGTAGTATGGAGTGTAAAAACAGATGAAAGAGTTAAAACTGTACTAGGTGCAGGACAAACTTTAACCACGGCATCGAGTAGTGCCGTAACAGATAATATTCAAAATTCGTCACAATCAAACACTTCTACTGTTGCTACTATTAACATAGCCGGTGGGGTAAATAATAGAGAGTATACATTTACTTGTACTATGACTGACAGTACTAGTAGTGTAGCAGAACGAACAATTAAACTTACAATTAGAGAGAAGTAAACATATGTCATACAACTTTCTTGGCCTAGTAAACGATATTAACAGACGAGTAAATGAAGTTGAACTTACTTCAACTAACTTTGCTACTGCTGCAGGATTTTATGGGCAAGCAAAAGATGCAATAACTTCTTCTATTCGTTATATAAATCAATCTCAATATGAATGGCCTTTTAATCACGTTGAGCAAGAGGACACTCTTTCGGTAGGTGTGTCTCGTTACCCGTTTCCTACCGACTGTAAAGTAATTGATTTTGATTCATTTAGAATTAAAGAAGATACTACCATTGGAAATTCTACCGTTAAACTTCCAATCATTTCTTATGAAGAATACCTTGACAAGTGTATAGACCAAGAGTATAATAGTACTAGTACTTCCCAAGGGCAAGGTATTCCACAACGTGTAGCACATGCTCCATCTCTTGAGTATATAGTGACTCCCTCTCCTAATGAAACCTATCCAATAGTTTATGAATACTACCGCATACCTGTAGATGTAGTATTGCACAATGATGTTCCTATAATACCAGAAAGATTTAGACATGTAATAGTAGATGGTGCTATGCACTATGCCTATTTATTTCGTGGCAATACACAAGACGCACTAGTTGCAAAAGAGAAATTTGAAGATGGCATTAAAAGTATGCGGTCTATGTTAATCAATCGTTATTCTTATTTACGCTCCTACTTAATCCCACAAAATACAGGTGGGGGTAATAGAGGCAGCGCAAGGTTCCCACGTTAATGGACAAATGGCAAACTTTTCCGGTAGAGTTTAGCGGTGGCTTAGTAACTAATCTAAGTCCGTTACAACAGGGCGTAAATGCTCCGGGTTCTGCTCGTATTCTTCGTAACTATGAACCATCTGTAGAAGGTGGTTACAGACGCATAGAAGGATATGCTAAATACGATAATACTATTATTCCTACCTACGGTTTTCCCGTAGTACATGGGGCAGGACAAAGTGGTACTACATTAATACTTGGTGCTATTCATACGACCCCAAGTCCTGCGGATGTATTTACATTAGGCGGAGGCACAGTAGATGGTGCAGGTCAAACTGGAACAAGTTTAAACGTAGACGGTTTAAGTGTTAGACCATCTGCAAATGATACGTTTACCATTGCAGGGGATGCTGTTGTATACACAATAAGCTCTGCTACAGCTTTATCAGGTACAGATTCTACATTAACTATTTCTCCTGCTATTACAGCAGACCCTGTAGACGGTGCTGTATTATCTTTTCGATACACAATTGCATCAAGTGGAGTATCTTTTGATACTGTTAATAATAGAGCTACACTTACTTTAACTCAAACACTTGTAGTACATCCTGTAAATGCAACAGTAGTTACCTTTTTAAGCACCGCTTCTAATTATGATATACTAGGCTTAGCAGTATGGGAAAATCAAACAGTTGTAGCTAAAAACGCTGACCTATATAAATCAGCAGGTTCAGGGTTTACTAAAATAAACACAGATGCTTATGGCACTACACTCGTAAATGGTGCAAGTCAATCGGGTAGTTCATTAGCAATGGACGGTATTACAGGCATCCCACAAGCCGGTGACGTATTTAAAATTGCAGGTGTTGACCTTGTATATACAGTAACTGCTGATGCAACTGTATCCAGTGGTGGGTCTACCGTAGCAATTAATCCTGCTTTAGCTAGTAGTCCTGCAGATAATGCAGTAGTAACATTTATATCTGTATCTAGAGAAGGTGCTACTAACACAAGATTTGCACGTTATAATTTTAATGGTACTGAAAAAATAGCAATAGTAGATGGTGTTAATCCTCCAGCACTTTATGATGATACTAATTTTGTAGTGTTGAATGATGCTCCTGCAGCAATAATAGGTACTACACACGTAATTGAATTTAAGAATGCTTTGTTTTTTGCTAAGGGTGCTACCCTATCTTTTACTGGACCTTATATTGATAGCACATTTTCAGCAAGTGATGGTGCAGGTTCAATCAATGTTGGTGCTGTAATAACTGGCTTAGCAGTTTTTCGTAGCCAACTAATTATTTTTACTGAACGGCACATTGACCAACTAACGGGCAATACTCTTTCTGACTTTAGCTTACAACCTATTACTAAAGATATTGGTTGTCTTGAAGGCAATACTATTCAAGAGATTGGCGGAGACATTATGTTTCTGGCTATCGATGGACTAAGACTTTTAAGTGCTACAGAACGTATCGGTGACTTTGGCTTAGCTGCAGTTTCTAAAGCAATTCAGCCTAACCTAACTAATTTTATTGCTACTAATACGTCTTTCACAAGTTGCGTAATTAGAGAAAAATCACAGTATAGAATACTTGGCTACTCAGATAGTATTACTCAAGAAAACGCACAAGGTATTATAGCTACTCAGTATGCAGCACAAGGTAGTGCGGGAACAGGCTTTGCAGAAACTCGTGGTATCAGAGCAATTGCAGCAGATAGTCAGTATAACTCTGCAGTAGAGTTAATAATTTTTGCAAATGATGATGGCTATCTTTATAAAATGGAATCCGGTAGTAGCTTTGATGGAGAAAACATTCGTACTACTTTTGCTACTCCACATCTTCCTATGCAAGACCCACGCATACGTAAAACATTTTACAAATTATTTCTTTACACAGACCCCCAAGGTAGTGTAAACTTTGACGCAAGTTTAAAACTTGATTTTGATACACAAGGTACTGTCCAGCCTACTCCAGTTACCTTTAGTAATACAGAAGGTTTAGTAGGGTTTTACGGAGAGGGTATATACGGAGTAACAACCTTTGGTGCAAAACTATTAAAACTATTTGACGCACAAATTGTAGGCTCAGGAAACGCCGTATCGTTTCAATTTGAATCGGATGGTACAGACTCTCCATACTCACTAGACGCATTAACAGTTGAGTATGCAACTCACGATAGAAGGTAGAATTAACTATGGGTACAAAATACACTCGTAATGATACGAGTAATAATATTGCAGACGGTAACATTATTAACGCAACAGACCTTGATGGAGAGTTTGATGCAGTTCAAGCTGCGTTTGCAACTTCTGGACATACTCATGATGGTACTGTTGGTGAAGGTGGTCCGGTTACAGTTGTTGGCCCCGCACAGGACCTTGTTATAAGTGCTACTAATGTTAATCCAAAAACAACTAATACGCTTGACTTAGGTACTAGCTCTCTTCTTTATAAAGATGCATATTTAACAGGAACAGTTACTGCAGCTACACTAGACATATCCGGAAATGTAGACATTGATGGTACACTAGAAACAGATGCTCTAACAGTAAATGGTTCGGCACTAGTATTAACTGCAAACGATTTTACAGATGCTGACCATAGTAAGCTAGACGGGATTGAAGCTTCTGCTACGGCTGACCAAACTAGTGCTGAAATAAGAACGGCTGTTGAAGCAGCTACCGATAGTAATGTGTTCACTGATGCTGACCACTCTAAATTAAATGCTATAGAAGCAAACGCAACTATTGACCAAACTGATGCTGAAATAAGAACCGCAGTTGAGGCAGCTTCTGATAGCAATGTGTTTACTGACGCTGACCACAGTAAGTTAAATGCAATAGAAGCATCTGCAACAGCCGACCAAAGTGATGCTGAGATACGAACAGCAGTTGAAGCAGCTACCGATAGTAATGTGTTTACTGACGCTGACCACAGTAAGTTAAATGCAATAGAAGCAAGTGCAGATGTAACAGACACAACGAATGTTACTGCGGCAGGTGCTCTAATGGACAGTGAATTGTCAGACCTTGCAGGTGTTAAGGGAGTCACGATATCCACATTGCAAGTTAAGCCGAGTGAGGGTGCGTTTGCAAATGGTGATAAAACTAAACTTGATGCTATTGAAGCATCTGCAACAGCAGACCAATCAAATGCAGAAATAAGAACAGCGGTAGAAGCTGCGACTGACAGCAATGTTTTTACTGATGCCGACCACACCAAATTAAATTCTGTTGCTGCTAGTGCAAATAATTACGTACACCCAAACCACAGTGGCGAAGTTACCTCAAATGCTGATGGAGCTACCGTTATTGCAGCTGAGGTAGTAGACGAAGCAAACCTTAAAATTTCTAATAGCCCAGTAAATGGATATATGTTAACTGCACAGTCAGGAGATGCAGGAGGTTTAACTTGGGCAGAATCTGCTCCAGTTGCAGGGTCTAGCAGCATTGTAACTACAGGCGCATTAAACTCTGGTTCTATTACTTCTGGTTTTGGTGTTATAAACAATGGTGCTTCCGCTATTACGACTACAGGTGTAGTTTCGGGAGTAGGGTCTGGGCTAACAGCACTTAATGGTTCTAATATAGCATCAGGTACAGTAGCTTCTGCAAGAATACCTACACTAAACCAAAACACTACTGGTTCTGCTGCAACATTAACTACTGCAAGAACAATCGGCGGAACAAGCTTTGATGGCTCAGCAAACATAGCTGTTGGATTAGCAGATACTGCTACTGCTTTGGCTACTGCTAGAACAATAGGTGGAACAAGCTTTGATGGTACAGCAAACATAGCTGTTGGATTAGCAACGGTTGCTACTACGGTTACAGTAACCGACAATGAAAGTACTAATGAAAATAATTCTCTTATCTTTGCTGCAGGCGGAGATGCAGATGGAGGTAACCTTGGCTTAGAGTCTGATGGAGATTTACATTATAATCCTAGCACTGGTACTTTATCTGTGCCACACGTTTCTGTTAGTGGAACATTTACTACCGTAGACTCCGTTCATATGAATGCATCTAATGGTGTTGTATTTGAGGGTTCTACTCCTGATGCACACGAAACTACGTTAACATCTGTAGATGCTACTGCAGATAGAACGATAACTTTACCTAACGTATCTGGAACGCTTCCTGTTTTAGCTGCTGCTTCTAGTACTCAAATTACTTCTACTCCAGAAGAATTAAATAAATTAGATGGTGCTACCGTTGTAGTAGGTGAAATTAACGCACTAGACTTAGGTAGTACTGCTATTGGTACAGCCATAGCTTCTAAAGCAGTTGTATTAGATGCTAATAAAGATTACACAGGCGTAAGAAACTTTACTGTATCAGGAGAGTTAGACGCAGCTACAGGTGATTTCAGTGGTAATGTAGACGTAGACGGCACGTTAGAGGCTGATGCTATTACTGTCAATGGAACTGCTTTAGCAACTGTTATTGCAGGTACAACAGTAACCAATGCAACTAATGCAACTAATGCTGCTCACGTTTCTGTAGCCGATAATGAATCTACAAATGAAGAAAACTTAATTACTTTTATTGAAGATGCTTCTGCTACAGGTAATGTAGGATTAGAGTCTGACGGGGACTTTAGTTATAACCCTAGCACTGGTACAGTTACTGCTACAGTATTCAAGGGTAATGTAGATGCAGTAGATATAGATGTTGACGGCACACTTGAGGCCGATGCTATAACAATAGGTGGTACGGCAATAGCCTCTGTATTAAGTCCAGTAGCAGGTTCAAGTAGTATTGTTACAACTGGTGCATTAAACGCAGGGTCAATTACCTCTGGATTTGGGGCTATAGATAACGGTGCGTCTGCAATTACGACTACAGGTGTAGGTAGTTTTGGTTCTCTAGACATTTCAGGTGCTATTGATGTGGATGGGACGACCAATTTAGATGTTGTTGACATTGACGGTGCGGTAAATATTGCTGCTGCAACAACGGTGACTGATGCTAATAAGGTACAGTTCCGTGATGCAGCAATTTACATTAACTCAAGCACTGACGGACAGCTTGATATTGTCGCAGATACTGAGATACAGATTGCAGCCACTACAATA